TACAAAACGATCTGCAGCGCTTTCTATAATTTATTGAATGATAAATTAGGACATCCAGACAGTCACGTCGGAATGAGTGTTAACAAATTATTAGAAGTTCACAAGGCTTGTCAATTAGTTTGGAAAAAGATGTAATGGCATTTTACTATAATCCTGTGTCAGGTGATATTCCCAAAGTGACAGCTGCACAAAAGAGGGCCTATGATGAACATTTCAGGGAGGAACGCTGGACTAAACTCCTGGATAATGAAACAACCATACCCGCTCTGATTGCAGTAATTACAGCAGTCTCGGGTACTGCTTTTGCAGGATGGCTTTTGAGTCTGATATTTGATTATTCAGCAGAGGAAGGTATAACCCTTGATCAAAGGGTTCGTGATGCCTGGACCGGTGCTGTTTATGGCGGTACGCTCACCGCCAATGTTATCGTTAAACCCCTTACCGGTGCAGGTGATGAAACTATTATTCTACCTGGTGATGTTCAACCTCCCGTCAGTATTAGCTATAATGATTTATGGAACTATGCCAAGAAGAGACTCTTTACGGTAGGAGCTGTCATCTAATGGATTTAGGATCGTTACTCGTTTTGCTTAAACTGGCGGGAGATATTGGGTTCACTGTTTCACCTAAAACAGAACCCACCGCCACCTTTTTTGATTTGCCACCAGCGACAAAAATAAAAGATGAAATAAGACCAATCTATCCAAAACCCAAGTGTGGACCTAATGAAAATTTAACCTGGATACCTGGTTCACAAAAATACGTCTGTTTACCTTCGCTTAAATAATGGTAATCACAGCTTTAGAATTATTGGGTTATCTGATCGCCTGGTCAATATTTTATTTTGGATTCGCTTCGTACGTGGCCCGATTGTCAAAAGATGCTTGGGTAGCTTGGGCGAAGTCATCCGATAGTGATGAAGATCTATTAATTATTCTGGATCCTATCGTAAACGAAATTGAGGATCGTATGCATGAAAAACTCGAAATATTTCAAAGTTCTTTTTTTGGTTCGCTAGGAGCTGCTAGCAAAAAAATGGATGATGCCACCGGACAAAGTACAATCAAAGCAATAACCAAGGACAACCCGATCATGGGGCTAGTTGCTGAAATGTTGATGAAGCGCCAGGGGCTTGGAAGTCTGTTAAACGTTGCAGACAGTCCAAACGAAGGGTCTAATAAGCCCCAAACAGGTCCAAAGCTAGGGTTGGAAAGGGTTTAACGACTCGAAAGTCGCTTCTTATACCCATTCCTACCCCACCTGCCACTTCAATCCTTAAAATGGATTCCGTTGGTAAGAAAGAAGAACACTAGATTCTAACGCCTTCATCATTTACAATTCGTTTAATGATCATCTCGCATTCGAAACAAATTGTAACTGTATTGTTATGGCGCTTGCTATGTGTATGTTGCTTTGATTGTAAACAAATATTACACCTGCGCTTCATGCACACTCCAAACATAACCATGCCCAGTTAGCTAGTTGATGATTAACCATGGTAGAACCACACGTTTTACACTTCATAGTATAACATCGAGGAAATAAGTACCTTCCTCTGTCCTTGTTAACTCCCATTTATTCTTATGGAAAGCTGCGGAGAGTTCCTTGATCCCCTGCTCCAATGCAGTTGCCAGATCTCTTGATGCCTGGCTGTTACTCTGCCATACTGTCTCAATTCCTTCTTTAGAGATAGATTCGTAGGAGGGATGGGAGAAAAGGAGAATAGGATATTTCATTTTAGCTCCCCATTCTGTCTCGATCTCTTCTAGTTTGCCATTGAATTGAATCACGGCAGTCTGTCCAGGTGGGACTTCACGCATTACGCTGGTCGCACCAAAATGGAATTTGTCTTTACTCATTCTGTTTCACCTGCTTTCCTAAAGAATATGGAATATAAGCATTATCTGTAAGCCAATAGAGTTATATAATGGATTAAACCTTAATTGATTATGGTAGCAAGACGTAGAAAGGCTCGTAGATCACGAGCCAAAAAGACTTTTTCAATTCCTCTGATCGAAACAGGCGCTGGGCTCGCTCTTCTGGCACAAAGTAATGCAGGAGCTCATCTGAAAACAATGTTGGCTGGAAATCTTGAAGCTGGATTAAACGGTCTGAATAAATCTATTATGTCAAATAAAAGTTTAATGATCAAGACACTCGCTTCGGCATTTATCGCCAAGCAAGTTGTAAGAGGTTTTGGAGGATCTAAGATCCTTGCTCGGATCGGTCCGGTAGTAGCGAGGGCCTGAATAGGTATTACATTATGGCATTTTATCGAACGAGGGAAGGTCAAGTAACTGCAGCTGATAGTTTCACTGCAATAACTGGACTTTACGGACAAAGTACCACTGCATCAATACAGGTTCCAGCTGGAACCAGTTCGATTGTGGGGATGATTGCAAGCGTCGCAACAGATAGCGCAGCAAATGGAGTCACAACTTTTGCGTGTCAGGTGTCTGGTGATGGTTTACAATCTGGGCAAGAGACAATAGTTTTCGCTGGAGCTGGTGTAGATGGTACACCTGTATCCAATGGCGGAACAGTTGAAGCATTCAAACTGGATGTGAGTATTCCATGCATAGCATCTAATCAGGTAAGCGTCGCGGTGGCGATGTCTGGCGATACTGGCACTTGTGAAGCAGCAATAACTTTAGTATTCCAATAGGTTAGCATGGTTCGCAATAGGACAGGTTTAGCTCCCTGGTCTCTTTCAAGAGAGGCAGGGATTGAGTCTGCAACAGTAGACGGAACAATTGAAGTTCCACAATACGTTCAACCTGTCCTGGATACTGGTTTTGTAGATGAAAAAGGAAACTGGCGAGGCGTTAAAAGTTCAGATAAGAACTTTAAGTTTTACCAAAAGGATGAGGCGATTGCTAACGGTGCGGAATTCATAACAGCCTTTGGTTTAGATATGACGGGATTTACCGATATTACAATGGCATTTAAGCCAACTAATACGGGTAATTATGCCATAAAGGCCATTATGGGATCAAGTGGTTCTCAAAAGTATGCTAACCTTAGTCCATTGAATGACTCAACGACGTTACTATCTGCAGGGCCGGATGATTCGGATATGGAAGTTGTATTCAATGACGCGGCAGAAGAATTAACTGCAGACGTATGGAATATATTTATGGTATATGGCAGAATGAAAAATCAAAAACTACTACAATTTAGTATCACTAATAATAGTGGTGGTGTCTCTACTATTGAAACTACGTTTCTGAGGATCGTATAATGCCCAAGAAGAAAATGTCTAAAGCCCAGGTAAAGCGTACATACAAAACGATCTGCAGCGCTTTCTATAATTTATTGAATGATAAATTAGGACATCCAGACAGTCACGTCGGAATGAGTGTTAACAAATTATTAGAAGTTCACAAGGCTTGTCAATTAGTTTGGAAAAAGATGTAATGGCATTTT